TTGCAATCCTCAGCACTAACATTTACAGACATCAGAGGCACTTATCTTCTTACCATTGGTATGCTTATGTGGGTGTGGCTTTTACAGGGCTTGTATGGCTGCCTTTTTGGATATACATTACTGTGCTACGTTTTAAACAGCCTAAATAGTTTTGCACAATAGTGAGTGTAATTAATTTACATTTTTATATTTGTCTCATGCGCAAGATTACTGTTAGACATAAGATTGATTTAAGGTTTAATAATTCCCCTTTGAACGGGCGCATACGTTCTTTGGGGTTTTATTGTTTTAAGAGATGAGTAACATCCATTACCTGAGTAAGTCAAAGCTCAGTAACCAATGACTACACTTGCATCACATCAATGCTTGGAACGAGCAACTGCTCTTATTGAGCGTGAACGTTTGTTTTTCTTGGGGGAGACTTTTTCTTTTCTTTCTTTTTCTTTTTACCTTTTTTCTTTTTCTTTCTTTTCTTTTGTTGATAGTTAATTAACTTAGCTAATAGCTATAGCTTATTACACTAAGCAATATGCAGATAATGCATAAGCTAATTATTAATCTTACTAAACTATTACTAATATTACTAATCTTAATTAAAAATGACTGACAATAACTATAACTTTTTAAAGGCTCAAGTAAAAGCATTTCATCCTAACTGGAATGAAGAGCAAGTTAATAAAGAATGTGAGCGCATCTTAAATGATGGTGAGGGTGGAGAGGATGAGAGCTGCCTTTATTGTGGATCGTAATCCAAAATTATTGTAGTTTTTTTCGATTGTAATCCAAAAATATTGATATGCATAAACCAAGAATAAAAGAGATATACATGCTCACTAAGCAAGAATTGATAAATGGGATTTGTGATATTGAGGATTATGCTCCAATTATTGCAGGTTTAATTAGAGAGCAAGATTTTGAGGCTTGCGAAGGAATTAGATTGGCTGTTGCAGAATACGGAATAACTTTAACAATACCCGAAGAAGAATGATATTAATACCAGCACAACTTGAAAGCGTAGGCACAAGAAAGGACAAGACTTTAAAACTTACTTTTGGCACTAATGAGCTTTCACCGGCACAAGCAGCTGAGCTATTTGGCACAGCTAATCAGTTCGGTTACTTAGCTTTTAAAGATGAGAGCTTCAGGAGAGAAGAGTTAGATGCAGTAGAGAGCTTGAAATCAGAGTTAGAAGATACTTTAAAGAAGCCATCACAAAGATTGAGAGGTATAATGTTTAGAGTTTATGAAGCTGATAACGAAGGTTTTACTACATTTGCTAAATACTATGACTCTAAGATGGAGCAGTTAATAACACACTTTAAGAATAAGTTAGCGTAATGGAGGAGGACAAAGGACAAAATGTAACTATCAAAAAAGATGCTATGCTTCAGGCACTTACAGCTTCGCTTGGTAACGTAACTGAGGCAGCTGAGAAGATAGGCATGAATAGAAAGACTCACTATGAGTGGCTTAAAGATGATGCTGAATATGCAGCCGCTGTGGCTTCGCTTAAGAATGTAGCATTAGACTTCGCAGAGTCGCAGCTTAAGAAGCTGATGGAGGGAGCAGAGCGCCAGGCATTAACTCACGATGGTGAGGTAGTAACGATTAAGGATGCACCTAACACATCTGCTGTAATCTTCTACCTAAAGACTCAGGGCAAGCAAAGAGGTTACATAGAGAGGCAAGAGCTGAGCACAGAGATAAAGAGCATTAACATAACTATAGACGGCACTAACATATGAAAAAGATATTGTACAAAGTTTTCGCATTTGGCTTTTTGTTAGGCTGGGTAATGATGTATCTAATTGCTAAATTCTTTCACCAATTATGAGCGACAAGATAATAAGCACTAAGTACAGTGATCAGACACTCGGCACGTACGTAGACTTCATGGCGGCAGGTGAAGATACTGTTAGTCAGATTCAGGCTATCACAGGGCTAAAGAGAGACGATATCAGGAAGATTGATGTCACAAAAATTGAAAAAATTGTGACAGCTTATGCTGATGGTTTGCGCCAAGATGAGAAGGTATTTAAGCAATTCATAGAGATAGACGGTATTAAGTTTGGCTTTCATCCTAACCTTAAATCTATGACCTTTGGAGAGTGGTTAGATCTATCAGAGCTGAGTAAGAACTTCCCCCATCAGCTGCCTGAGCTTATGTGCATTCTTTACAGGCCAGTTACAGCTGAGATTAATCAGCAGTATAAGATAGAGGAGTACGATAGTGATGTGCACCTTAAATATGCGCCTCAAATGAGGAAGCTAAACTTGGCCAATGTAAATGCTGCGCTGCTTTTTTTTTCGACACTCAAAAACGATTTAGTGAACAATACACCAGAATATTTAGAGAAGGAGCTGGAGAGGCTGAAGAGGGAGATCAGTCAGTTAGCCGAAGAGGTGAAACCTTAGCATCAGTATATCAATGGTGGCACGTAATCGAAGAGATGGCGGAGAGAGATGTAACTAAGTTCGATGCAATCACTAAGACAAGAGCTTCAACAATCTTTACCCATTTAACTTATGCTATGGACTACGCTAACAGCATGCAACAAAAGCTAACTTAATTTCCACTATAAAGATATGAGCACAATTAACTACACATACAACGTAATAGTAGATAGGTTTAGACAGTTCGCAGCAGGGCATTTCCAACTGAGAAGGTTTACGCATGGAGAGATTAGCCAAGCCGATTTAGAGAAAGAGGCAGAGTGGCCATGGCTGCACGTTAAGCCTCGCGCTATTAACTATTCACCTGGTACTCGTTCATTTCAGTTCGAGATATTCATTAGTGACTTACCTCGCGATAAGGAAGATAAGACAGGATATCAGGCAGAGAGCATTACTGACTGCTCATTAATCTTTCAGGATTTAATCAATGAGATTTACTTGGGCAATATGTTCGGATCTGATGTGGTGCTTTTTCGCCCTGTTAATTCTGAGCCATTCGTTGAGCAATACACTCACACTTTAACCGGTGTAACAGGTACTATTGAGCTGCAGTTAGATTACGATTGGAGCGCATGCTCTATTCCTGCAAGCTGGAACTATAACACTCCAACTGATTCAGGTAGTGATGGATGGGGAGCACTTCAGTTTATTGAGTCATTAGATCAGAACGGTGCTTTTGTTAGCTTGCTCAATGATGAAGAAGCACCAGGTAACTCTTACTACTATGGTACTAATAGCAGTGGAGTAAAGGGGTGGTATGCTATTGTAGATAATGTAGGCCTCACTTGTGAGACCTTACCTGATTGCGCTACCATCATTTCTATAGTAGATGACATAGCAGCGCTTCAATCTGATAAGGTAGATAAGATAGCAGGTAAAGGGCTATCAACTGAAGATTATACAACAGCAGAAAAGAGTAAGCTCGCAGGCATTGAAGCAGGAGCTGAGGTGAACGTTAATGCAGATTGGAATGCAACGAGTGGAGATGCTCAGATTCTAAACAAGCCTACCATTCCTTCAATAGCAGGCTTAGTACCTGAGACTCGCACCATTACAATCAACGGCACAACGCAAGACTTAAGTGCCAATAGAACTTTCAGCGTAGGTACTTTCAACCTTCCTGCCTTAACAAGCGGCAGCGTTTTATTCAGCAACGGCACAACGATAGCGCAGGATAACGCTAATCTATTTTGGGACGATACGAATAAAAGATTTAGAATTGGCGCGGCTACAACCACTTCTAAATTTAGTGTTACCGATGATGTATTGGCTGAAATTCAGTCTGCTGTTTATAGCAATACAGCAGGAAACGCAGGTTCTTTTTTAGTAAGAAAATCAAGAGGTTCAATAGCCTCTCCTTCTGCTTTACTCGCAGGAGATAGATTGGGGGGGTTCTTTTTTAGCGGGAACAATACAGGAAGTGGATTTCACAATCCTTGCGCTTTAATTGGATTTGCAGCCGAGAATTTTACAGGCTCTGCGGCAGGTGGTTATTTTGCCTTCGAAACAACTGCAAACGGCACTACGTCAAGAACTGAAAAAATGCGTTTGTTAGGTAATGGTAACCTCCTAATCGGCACAACAACAGATGCAGGGTTTAGGTTAGACGTAAATGGAAGCGTTAGAGCAACAGGCTCAATCAGCGCAGCCTCAGCCATTGCGAGAGGTACGTTCTTGAATCAAACGCTTGTTGCGACAGCGAATAACGATACACTTATTGGATTGGATATTGCTTCCACTTTTACAACAGGTGCGTTTACGGGTGTTAGCAATATAGGATTGCGATTGCTAAATACTGCTCCAGCTCCTGCTGGAGGTGTTGCAAATAGTCCATCTTTAATTTTACAAGGAAGCATTTGGAATAGCGCTTTGGGTTTAAGGTTAATGAGAGGTGGTTTACTAATGACTGCAGCTACATATCCTTCGTTTGGTAATAATATAAATCCAACAATTTCAAAAATGTCTTTTTTGGTTGCTTCTGAAAATGCAGAACCAACAGAACAAATGTCATTAACAAGTAATGGAAGATTAATTATTAACGGAGGATTTGTAGGTGTTGCGCCAAACACTAATAACATTTACAATCTTACATTAGATAATTCATCAATCGCATCAGTAAGCACAACATTTAATTCAAATAAATTAGTATTAAAGGGAAGAGTTTGGAATTCTGGTCAAGGTAGTGTAAATAATATGGCTTATCTAATGGTAAGTAATATAACAAATAACGCTAATCCAACCGTTGATAAACTTTCTATTTTTGTAGGTTCTGGAATTAATACAAATGCTGGAGATACTAATGGAAACGCAACAGAAAGACTTGCAATAAGAACTGATGGTATTTTAAGTTATTTTAATTCATCTGGAACTGAAGTAACAAGAATAGTCGGATCAACAGGTAACTTATTAATCGGCACAACTACCGATGTAGCATCCTCTATCTTAACACTTGCATCAACTACAAAAGGCTTCCTTCCTCCGCGAATGACAACAACTGAAAAGAACGCTATTGCTTCGCCTGCAAGCGGTCTTGTTGTTTATGATACTACTTTGGGTAAGTTATGCGTAAGAGGCGCATCAGCGTGGGAAACAATAACTTCAATTTAACAAATAAATACAATGGCTAAAATTCAACCAATCACTTTTCCTCTCAACGCAGGAACAGCAACAGAGATGAGCGTTCTCATTCTCAACTTCGAAACATCTGCAACCACTTGCACTACCTACTACGAATTAAAGACTGACGAAGGCACATTACTTTCAAATGGTAACTACACTTTAACCGAAGAGGAGTTCGCAGCGTGGGGAACGGATAACGAGTGGGTAACGGAGTGCGTGGCAAAAGCAATAGGAGTAACAATTTTATCTTTCTAATATGAACTTAACAGAGGAACATTTGAAGCAACTTGACGCTTTCATTCAAGAAATGCCTGTCAAATTTGGCTTACCACTAATCCAATTCTTCAACAAGATTAAAGAGGAAGCTGAAAAGGAATGAGCATCTTAGCTGAGCTATTTGAACAGGGAGCATTATACGATGTGCTTTTAGATTTCGGGGAGACCGTTACTGATCGTGCACGCTCTAACATTCGCATTCAGCAGACGAGGTATGGCAAGAAGCGCAGAGCTAACACTACAGGTACGCTTGCAGCTTCGCTATATTATGATTTAGATGTAACGAGCACTACTCCATCTATAGCTTTCAACTCATCAGCAGACTACGCTAAGTGGGTGGAATACGGAAGGCAAGGTAAGGAGAGCAATTACCCAGGCATAGATAAGAGATTCGCAGCAGGAGCAGCCAAGCCTCCGGTACCTGATATTCTTAATTGGATGAATCTAAAGAAGATTAAGCTGCGTTCAATAGGTGAGACAGGCAAAAGAACTAAGTTCGCTAAGAGCTCAATAAACAAAGATGAGAAGCAACGATTAGCAGTAGCTACTGCTATGGCGAAAAGCATTGAAAAGAAAGGTATTGCACCACTGTATTATTGGAGAGATGCCTATTTAGAAACACTACCTGATTACGCTGCTCAATTTAACGAGGCAATGGGGGATGCGGTGTATATCTATATCTTAAATCAAACAAGAAAACTAACTAATATTAAACCTGCATAATGGCAATTACAATACATCAGCAGCCATACGTTTTTACAGCACTGAAGCAAAAGCTTATCGTGGTGGCTACATCTTCTAACATAGGACAGCCTGGCTTTCGCTATGTGATAGAGGTAAGCAATGGCACTACTACTAATACGTTTTACGTGCAGCCTAACATCAATGGCGCTTTAGTATTTGACCTTAATCCTGTAGTAGCGCAAGCAATGGATTTAGGAGTAAACAGCACTGACTCAGTGCCTTCATTATTTGCATCTACAACGGTGCAAGATGCAGCTACATCACGTAATATATTAGGCATTAGCACAATCATAAAAGAAGGATATGAGGTGCTTGGTGTATTCGAGGTGCAGGCTACATCTTACCCATTAAACGGAAGTGCTTTAATCAATGCAGCGTTTCAGATTAGTGATGGCTTTAATCCTAATCCTGCTACTCACTTTGCACTGACGTCAGGCACGAGCTACATTATGAGTGATTTAGTACGTAGCACATACGCATTAGATGACTTATTAAGCAAGTACACATTAGGCGCTAACACGATTGGCATCACTGCTTTTGCTGATGATTATGGGGTACTTACTTTACCTGCGGATGATGGCGCAGGCTTAACAGGTAATGATATTGATAACGTAAGAGTTCAGCAATTCAATGCAGCAGGTGCATCTATTCAGGATGACACTATCTCATTAACAATAGCTGAAGGCTACATTAATCACGTGCCATTGATGCCTGCTAATATCAATGAGATGTTTGCTTTAGATGCAGCGTGGAATCACTATCTTATCACATTTAGAAATTCAAGCAATGCAGTAAGAGCACGATCAATAGCAGTATTCAAGGCAGCAGATGAATGCAGATTCGAGAAGATACGTTTAGCATGGACCAATAGCAGAGGTGGATGGGATTACTTCAACTTTACTAAACGCTCTGAGGAATCTTACTCAGTAGAGCGCAAGAGATATAGAAAGGTAGTAGGTAACTATGGCACAGCAGATGAAACTACAGCGTTTGGATTTAACACTTATGATAGAGGCTTAACAGAGCGCAGCCCATTCGTTGAGAAGATGATGCGTATTAGAACTGACTTCTTAACTGAAGGGCAGTTTGAATATCTAAAGAATCTTATCTACTCTGAATCAGTCTACATGATCGGAGCAGATGGAAGTGCTACACCGGTAGTAATTGAATCTAATAACTACGTAGCTATTAAGACTCGCAGCTTCGCCAAAACAGACTTAGAATTGACATTGAAATTTAGCAACGATTACACAGCATGAAGCCATCAGTAATTCTAACAGTTAAGGCAAGCAATGGAGCTGCTGTAGTAGTAGACCTATACGAGAATGAGAGCATAAGCTATTCATCTAACTTCAATAGCATCTCTGAGTTTACTACCAGGGGTGCTTTCTCGCGTGAGTTTAGAATACCTGCAACTAAGGCTAACGTAGATTTCTTCGGCCAACAGTATAACGTGAATCTGCTTAACGATGACACTACACAAATTAATGTACTACGCAAGATAGAGGCAACGCTATCAGTAGATACCTTACCCATTGCAGAGGGACACATACAATTTAAGCAGGCCATTACTCAGCAAGGCAAGATGCATGAGTTCGTTATAGCATTCTTTGGTGAGACTGTCGATTTAGCTCGCAGCATTGGAGATAAGCTGCTCAAAGAATTAGACTATTCAGATTTAGAACATGAGAATACTTATGAGAATGTAAACTTAATTAATGATGGTAGCTTATTTGATAATGCTATCTGCTATACGCTAACGGATAAAGGGCAGAATTGGAGTGAAGATACAGCCATCGGAAGCAGAAGGATATTCAGCTCAGTTAATCCCATCTATACCGGAGAACTTACCTTAGCGCTACAGGCTAAATGGCTGCTCAATAAGATTATCACAGAGGCAGGCTTTACTTATACTGGAGATACTTTAGACGAAGAACTTCAGCGCATGTATGTGCCTTATGTTACAGCTCCGCGAACTGAAGGATTAAGCAATGATGAGGCGAAATTTAAGGTAGACTTTACAGCAGATGCGCCATTTACATTAAACGTAGATGATGGTAATGGCTATTACTCTAAGCAGCTTACAGGATGGCATGAGGTAAGTGATCCATCTAACAGCTTTGCATCTAATGCTTATACTGCTCAAGGTAGTTTTACAGCAGCAGTAGAAATAGATTTAAATATTGAAGTAGATACTACGGGATATTCTGCGAATACTCAACACGTGTACGATATAATGTTACAACGTGTAAGAAATGGAGTAACTGATTTAATTCCATTCCCTAATTCTATGGGAGTAGGGCCTACATCTTTTCAGTATATTGGAGGTACAGGCTTTACACCAACTTCACCTATTAATCCTTTTGCAGTATACAGCTGGTTTAGCATGTCAGTACAGCAAGGAGATGTTTATACTATTCGCGTACGTGCTCATGCAGGAAGTTCACCAAACATAACTATTAAGCCTGTTAATGGATATACAAATAGTAGTTTTGGCTTCTTTTACGTTAGTGGCTTAAGCTATGCTTATCCAGTTCAGATAGCACTCAATGCTCCTGAGATGAAGCAGGTAGATTACTTGCGTGATATTCTCAAGATGTTTAATGCTGTGCTTGTGCCTAACCCAAACATGCCTAACGCAGTAGAGAT